AAGATAAATTATACGACTATCATCACCAATTCTAATTGTTGTTGCTATATATCCTGTAGAGGACATAAGATACCATATTGGCCTTATATTTTTGTATGATAAGACTTTATTAATATCCTTATTAGAAATTTTTGTATATAAATCATCTTTCAAATGAATCATGTAGTAACTCTGATCTTTATTTTTTACTTGCCAATACATATTTCTTGTTTGTTTTGCATATTTACCTTCGGTAATTGTAATAAAATTACCTTTCAATAATATTTCAACATTTGAAGGTTCTTTAAAAATATTATTGTTTATTTTGCTAATTAGTTTTAAATTATTATTTCTATAATCATTAACATCTTCATTTTTAAAAATAACTTCTTTAACCTTTTCTTCAGGATAAAAAATATCAATTAATTTATTATTTGTTTTATAATTTTTATAATACCATAATTTATTTTTTTCATCAAAAAAGAAATTTTCCGGTTGTGCATTTTTTAATTCTTTAATAGCAAAAGCCTGATCAATATCTATTTTAACAATATTATTAAGTAAAATATAAGTGTCATTGGTATCTTTAATAGTTCTAAGCATCATTAATATATTATCTATTTTATCTTTAAAATGATATTTCAATTTTTTTTTAATTTGTGTTGAAAATGGTATTTTTTTACATCATATTAATATTCATAAATATTAATATAATACTGTTTTTTACATCAAGATTACAACACAAATAAATAAGTAAATATTTATGTGTTTAATTTGAGTAGGCAGTGCCAGCCATGCCAGACATTACGCGGAGTACGTTATAGTTAACGGTGTAGATATTTAAGTTTGAGTCATCATCTAAGTCGTTCTTGTCTAACATGGTTACGTTGAGGGTGGCGTTATCGATACGGGAGAAGTTGCATGTGCCTGAAGGTTGGTGATCTTCGGGTTTGAGGGCAAAGCTGTATACGTTAATACCGTCAGCGGGGGTGTTGGTGAAGTGTTGGTAAGGTTGGACATAGTTGAAGTAGTAGCCATCTCTTTCTTGGAATCTGTCGTGACCGTTGAGTTGGAGTTTGGCGGAGGAGACAGGGTTGGTGGTGCAATCTAAGTATCTGCCGTAGTTGAAGATGTCGCTTACTAAGACTGAGTTGGCGACGAAGAAAGCAGCGCATTGGGTGCGGGCGCTTCCGAGGGCAGAGACTTTGGTGGAGTAGTCAGCTGATGTTAAGTCATTTCTTAATACAATGACGTTGGAAACAACGCAGTTGAAAGTTTGACCTGTACCAGCGGTCCATGAGTCATAGATGAATTGAGCGTCAACTTTGGCGGCTAAGGCGGCAGTGACGGCGTTGCAGCTGGGGTCAACGGGTGGTTGAGAGCCAGAGGCATCAGGGCAGTTGAAAGTGGCACCAGTACCTGATCCGGCTGTTACAACAATGTTGGCTCTTGTAGCCATCCAGAGTTTCTTGGCAAAGTCATCCTTTGTATTAGTCCAGTCATCACCATCAGCATCGTAGGATACGAAGTTGGTTTGTTGGTTGTATTTTTGGAGTTTGGGGACCCAGATTAAGAATTTGCTGGGGTGATTAAAGTTGAGTCTGAATTTGTTGGAGGTGTTGGATAAAGATTCAGAGCCAGTGAATTGTAATTGTTCAATGAGGTATTCGTGGGAGGCTTGGGCGAATCTCTTTCTTTCTTCAGAGTCGAGGTAGACGTAGTCAATGAGTAAGTAAGAGTCATCCATACCGAAGTTGGTTAAAGTGCCGGTGGCAGATGAGTTCCAGTTGACGCAAGAGGCAGCGGCGCGGTATTGGATGGTTACACGGACATCGTGGTATTGTAAAGCAATTAAGGGTAAAGCTAAGCCATTGTGTCTGTTGAACCAGTAGGCGAGGGGGACATACATGGTGTAGGCGTTGTGAGATAAGTCAAAGTTATTTAATTCGTGGACATCACCGACCATTCTGGCGAAACCTCTTTCTTGTCCGGTTTTGTGGGATAATTCGTACCAGATGTTGAGCCAGTCGCTGTATTGTTCATCAATTTTAGAGCCACCGATTTCAACTTTGGTTTCATCGACTAAGGCATAGCCTAAGCGTCTGACGTAGCCCCATTTTGTGGAAGAGGAGGCAGCGTTGAGTTGAACAACGGAGTACATGTTGGTGATTAAGTCACCGTTTCTGTTTAATGTAGCAGTTACAGTGCGGCCGAAATCAGCGGCACCGTTGAAGACTTGTTGAATAGGTTCAACGGAGAAGTTAGTGTGTCTGCGGTAGACAACTTTGAAGAATGTGATTTGAGGATTACCTGTTAAGTAAACGTCTTGTGCGCCGTAAGCGACGAGTTGCATTAAGCCACCACCCATAAGATATATAACTTAATACAGAAAAAATTTTTTATATTTTTTTAATAATTATTTAATGAGTTTAGGAAATTTTCAAATTTATTAGAGTGTTTTTTATAAATAAATATATTTTTTAGAATATTTTTTACAAAAAATATATTTATTATGAAAAATTTAAAATATTTTTATAAATTTATTATTATTACTAATTTCTTTTTTGTTTACAAAAAAGAAATTGATCTAAAGTATCTGATTATATATTAAGTATATGTCCGCTCAAGGTCAAAAATCTAAAATACATTCAACTCTTGAAACTAAACATCGAATAAAAATAAAAGAATTTGAAACAGATAAAGATAATGTTAATAATTTAGAGAAAGAATTAATAGATATAGATATTCAAATAAATGAATTAGATAAAATAAGAGAAAAATTTACAAACGTAGAACAAAAAAATCGTGCAGAATTATTAGATAAGAAATTTGAAGTAACAAATAAAATTTTTTTATTAAAAAATAATATCCAAGAAATGGATTATTATGATAAAACTGGAGATTTACTTTTTTCTTATTATAATATTAAAGATGATGAAAATGAAAAAATAGAATCAAAAAATATTTTAAGTTTCCTAAGTAAAAAAAATGTTAGTAAACCAAAAGTTAGTAATAATAATAAAACAGAACTTTTTGATAAATATTGTCAAATAACTGAAGGTATTCGCGTTAATCCAGATGATGGTTCTAAACGATTAAAATATTGTTTAGAATGTAAAATAGAAAAAATACTTCATCTAGTTGAATCAGCATATATTTGTCCTTTGTGTGGTGATATGGAAACAATTATATTTGATGAAGATGTTCAAATTAAAGATTACTCACCATATAAAAGATTAAATAGATTTAGAGAATGGTTAAATGCTTTCCAGGCAAAACAATCTCCTGAAATTAGTGAACAAATCTATAGAGATATTATAGCAGAATTAAATAGTAAAAGAGTAACTGATTTGAGTACATTAGACCGTACTAAAATGAGAGGAATATTAAAGAAACTTAAATATAATCATTTATATGAACATATTCATTATATAATTAATAAATTATCAGGATTACCTCCACCAAAAATTACAAGAGATATGGAAAAAATGTTTACGAGAATGTTTTTAATGATTCAAGATCCATGGATGAAATATAAACCAGCTGATAGGAAAAACTTTTTATCATATTCATTTGTTTTACATAAATTTTGTGAATTACTGGAATTAGACCATTTATTAGATTGTTTCCCTTTACATAAACAATTAGATATTTTAATGGAAAATGATGGAATTTGGAAAAAGATTTGTGCTGATTTAAACTGGGACTTTATTTCATCTTTCAAATAAAAATAAAATCTAAATTATCTATAATGAATCATATTATTTATAATATTTCTGTAATTTTAATATTTTTTGGAGCAATATTATTAACTCATAATTTAACAAAAAGTAATAGTAAATGTTCAATAGTTCAAAATGATAAAAATAAACAAGATAAAAAACAAATATTAAATCAAGACAGACCATCAGAAATTTTCAATAAAATGTTTGATCGGTCTGATGTATGGATGGGGTATGCTGATTTTGATGTTAAAGGGATACAAAATAAATTAATATAATTTTTATATTAAAAATTATATTTTCTTAAATATGTTTAAAGAAATATCAGTTATATTTTTAATGCCTGAAGTTGATTATCTTTTAAAAGATCCTATTATCCCAGATGGACAAAACTATTGTTGCCTATCTTTATTACTTTCTGATGATAAAAAAACAGTTAAATATCATCGTGTAAGTTGCGTGTTTAAAACTATTGAAGAAGCAAAAGAACAAATTCAATTATTAAAAGAACCCGGACACTACAATTTTGTATGTGAAGTTGGTGCATGGAATGCATTTGACCCTTGTCCAAATGGTGGTGATTTAAATGACCAATTAAATAATATGATGAAGTCATATTTAGTAGGTCTTCAAAGAAAAAATTATGAATTTGAAATCAGAAAATTTAATATGATTGCAAATAATATTTTAGATAATAAGAAGATTAAAGAAGAGGAATTAGAGAAAGAATTAGAAAGTTTAAAGGAACTAACTGATTCATCAGAAGTAACTAATTTATCAGAAGAAATTACAAAGAAAACTCGTTACATTGAAGTTATAAAAAAGACGATTCAAACTTTTACAGAAAAAATAGAAGAGAATAAGAAGAAAGAATTAGAAATGGCAGAAAAATTAGCAAGTTTAAAAATTAATGATAATTTATATACAACCCCAACTAATGAATCTCACAATGTACCTATTAAATTTGAAGGTAAATTAAATAGAACTACCGAAAAATTAGATAATCAAAATTGGTATTGTATTTCATTTTTATCAGAAGGAAATGTATCTTTAGTTGGTGTTAAAATTAGCGGTTGTTTTGATAAAGAAGATGATGCAAATCAACATTCTAAAGCATTAAGAGATATTAATGATAGTTTTAATATTTTAGTTGGTGAATTATACAAGTGGCAACCATTTAATCCTGATCCTGATTCTTTAGAAGCAGGTGATTCAGAATATTCTAATGAGAAATTAAATGATACAATGAAGAAGAAGAAAGAGAATGAAGAGAAAGCAAAATTATTCAAAGAATATCAAAAATACGAGTTAATTAACAAGAATTTACAAGATAGTTTAACAGAAAAGAGTAATAATAGAGAAGAATTAAGTAAAAAATTAGATAATATTAAAGATAATGAAATGAAGTTATCTTATATGAAAGAATTAACATCATTAGATGAACAAATTGCAAAACTTGAAAATAAAAAGAAGGAAATTACCGATAAGGAGTTAGAACTTTCTGAGAAGATTGGAGTCCCTGAGATTCAAACACTTTTACAAAGAGGCAACTAAGTAAACAAAAAAGAATAAAGAATAAATACGAAGTATTTATTCTTTATTATTACGATCTCATTTTTTCAATAATTAATTTAATATTATTTTTCTTTTTAGCTAATGCTTCTTCTGGATTAAACATAGGTAATCTTTTATTCCATTCTTTATCAAAATGTTCTTTATGATATTTTTTAAATTTTTTACAACCAACTGTAAAATCAGGAACTTCTTTTGCTTTATACCAAAAAACTTTTTGTGAAATATCTTTAGAGTGAATTCTATTATCAATAACCATACAACCATAATTTTCAGTTACTTCACTAAAAACTTGTTCAAAGATAGCAAGTGTTGGAAACATACCAGCGTAATGTTCATATAATCTTTTTCTATTGCTGGTAAAATCTTCAGCTAATAAAAAAATATAATCAAAATTACTTCTTAGTTCAGGTGGAATACCTAAAGAGAACTGCATAGTTAAAATAAAAGATAAATGGTGATGACGACCATTAAAGAATAATTCTAAAATTTGTGGGTCTTTTAACCAATCTCCTTTACTTGACATACAATCATCCATAATTAACATTAATCTATCATCTTTTAATTTTTTTCCTTCTTTCTTTCTTTTTGCATTATCTTCATTCATTATAGATTGTCTTTCATAAATTCTAGTTAAAATTTCTGTATCAAATTTATCATAAATATATGTATCAGGACAAAAATCTCCATAAAATTTATTTAATTTTTCTGTTTTTGATATAATAGTTACAGCTGGTATATCTTTTTTGTGATATAAAATTTCTTTTGTTAAATATGACTTTCCTGATGCTCTCTTTGCAATCATAGCAATCGTACAGTGTTCTGCCATTTCATGAATTGGAAATTTTTTTAATTGTAATCTGGATGCACCAAAAGATATATTTCTTGTACTACTCATTACTATATTAGAGAAAAAAATTGTTAAAATATATTAAAGATAACTTTAATATAAAATTATATGCCAGTTGAATTAAAGTTATCAGAAGATATTATTAAAAAGATTGCGTTTGATTTTGGAACTCCTTATCAATTATATGATGAAAAAATGATTTTAGAAAATCTTGAAAATTTTTTAAAAAATATGTCAGAAAATTTTAATAATTTTAGACAATATTTTGCTGTGAAAGCATTACCTAATCCTCATATTTTAAAATTATTATATAAAAATGGATGCTTTCTAGATTGTAGTTCATTAAGTGAATTAAAATTAGTAGAAAGTTTAGGAATTAAAGGAGAAGAAATAATGTTTACAAGTAATTATACATCAAAAGAAGATTTAGAATATGCAACTAAATTAGAATGTATAATTAATTTAGATGATATTTCTATATTAAAAAATTTAATAGAAATTAAAATTCCAGAAATCATATGTTTTAGATTAAATCCAGGATTTGGTAAAACTAATTCTGAAACAAAATCAAATGTTTTAGGTGGAAAAGATGCTAAATTTGGAATTCCTCCTTTTTACATTGTAGAAGCATATAAGTTAGCTAAATCATATGGAATTAAACGTTTTGGGATTCATATGATGACTGGTTCAAATATTACAGATTTAAGTTATTGGAAAGAATTAATTGAAATATTATTTGAAAATATAAATAATATTTTTAATGAAACAGGTATTGAATTTGAATTTATTAATATTGGAGGTGGTATTGGTATACCTTATCGAAAAGAAGAAGAAGAAATAAATTTAGATGATTTTATAAATATTCTTAAATCTTCAATAATTTTAATGGAAAAAAAATATTCTATTAAATGTCCAAAACTTTATATGGAAAATGGAAGATATATAACAGGTCCTTATGGTTGGTTAGTTTCTAAATGTAATGTAATTAAGAATACATATGAAAAATATTATGGATTAGATGCATGTATGGCTAATTTAATGCGCCCTGGAATGTATGGAGCATATCATTATATTTCTATTGTTGGAAAAAATATAATTAATGAGAAAGCAAATGTAGTAGGTACATTATGTGAAAATAATGATTGGTTTGCAAAAGGAATAGAATTATCAGAAGGACAAATAGGTGATTTATTTGTAATTCATGATACAGGTGCGCATAGTCATAGTATGGGATTCCAATACAATGGAAAATTAAGAGCTCCAGAATTATTAATTAAAGAAAATGGTTCTATCCAACTAATAAGAAGGAGAGAAACATTTGAAGATTATATAACAACAATTATCTAATTATTTTACCATTCTGGTAATTCAGTGAAAACATTTAATTCACCACCACCTAATTGAGGATTTAAATTATTAGGTAAAGGATTAGGTAAAGGATTAGGTAAAGGATTAGGTAAAGGATTAGGTAAAGGATTAGGTAAAGGATTAGGTAAAGGATTTTGTAACGGTTGAACAAAAATAGCAAATATGTTTTTCTTTTCCCAAAATAAAATTAATCCTACAATAGATGTAACTAATAAAGGTAATTTTATAGTATCATATATATTATTTCTTTTTTTACATCTTTTCTTATCATCAACTTGTTGGAACCAATAAATAATACCAAATGTAAAAATTAATATTAAAAAGTCTTTTAATTTTTCAAATAATAACATTATTATAAATAAGAAAAAAAATTATATTATTTTCTAATCTAAAATAATATAATGAGGTTTCTAAATATTTTAAATATTGAAAGAATTATTAAATATATTTTATTGGGTTTAATTGTTTTATTAGCAGTTAGATATATTCCTGAAAATAAATTGCCTAACAAAGAATTAATAATGATTGGAGCAACATCATCTATTGCATTTGGAATTTTAGATATGGCATCACCATCTGTTACAGTAGAAAATAAAAATTCAAAAGATTAAAATTAATTATTTAGAAATTTAAATAATTATTAAAGAACTTTCTCTTACTTTTACTAGAATCTTTATCTTTTGTATTACTTATATTTTTATTAGCACTTTCTGCATTATTTGCAAAAATTTCTTGGTAGTCTTTATCATTCGCTTCTTGATGGTATGATAAAGATGTTTCTAAATCAGGTTCTCCTAAATCTTTTTCTAAAATATTTTTAATTTTATTATCAATATTATTAATATTATCTTTTGGTGTACCATATGAATTTGGTTCAGATTCTGTTTTTTGATTTATAATTTCTAAAATTTTTGAATTTAAATCTCCAGGTTTATTTTGTTCTAAATGTTCATTTCCTCCTAATTGATTATTAGTATGTACTGTTTGATTATTAGTAGGTACTAATTGATTACTAGTAGGTACTAATTGATTATTAGTAGGTACTATTTGATTATTAGTAGGTACTGCTTGATTATTATTTGATAATGGTTCTACTTTTTGATTTAATTCTTTATTAATTAATTTTTGAATATTATTTGCATCTGCTTCTGATATATTTCTTTCAAATTGATCATTATTTATATTTTGTTCTAATTCTTCTCCTAAATAAATTTCTAATATTTGTTTAACTGGTAATAATTTACGAACTGCTTCTTTAATTGAATCTTTAATAGCAAATATAGTATCTCTTTGATTTCTTTTTAATTCAATAGGAGTATATTGATGATACATTAAATAAGGATTATTCCATAATTCACGAGCACATTCAATATAAATTTTATGAATAAATTCTTCTATTTTAATATCTTTATAATATTTAGGATCTATTTTTGGTGGATTTCTACTAGATGGATTATGAGTTAATATAATAATATTTGCTTTTACTGTTGCTTTTACTAAATCTGGTAGCCAAGAATAACTTTTAGAATTATTCATAATTCTATCTGTTTCTTGTTTAATCATTTCTGGATTCCATTTTGGAATTCTTTTTAGAAATGATTGAAATACAGATAATACATTATTAGAATCATTTGAAAGTTTTAATGCTTCTGAATATATTGATCGTAATCCTTCAAAAATTAAAGGAGTTAACACATTAACCAATTGTGTTGTATATTCTGATTTGGTTTCTACAAAAAAATTTATCATATTAAAATAAGTTAGATATTTTTATCAAATTAAACTTAAAATTAAAAATTAGATTTATCTATTTTTTAATTTACCCTTAAATTACCAGCTTTATTTGTTAATGTGTCTAAATCACCTTGTGTTAAACATAAGCATCCACTGTTAATATTTTCTCCATAGTTACAAGAAAAATTATTAGGAACATATTTTTTTAATTCATCTTTATCAATATCATTATCTAATAATTCATTAGGATAAGGCCATCCTGAATTTACACAACAAGAACGAGAACATTTTCTACGATCAATAGGGTTAATTTTTGATTTATTTAAAATATTTTCTAATTTTTCTTTTAATACAGTTTTATCAGCCATATAGCATTTTTCTAAGTAAGGCATTATAAATAAAAAGAATACTAATGCTAAAATAACAGAATAAAAAAATATTTGTTTATTTTCACTTAACTTGAAATACATATATTATATATATAATTAGATATTTTTTTCTAATTAATTTTAATGAATTTATTAAAAAAAATTTCAGACAATTCAGTCAAAAAATTCAACGAAATCAAAAAAAAAATAGATATAAATAAAAATTATACAATTAATTTTAAAAATATAAATAAAGAACTTAAACTTGTATTTTTAAAAAATGAAAAACCTGTATTAATAGGAGACTTTCATTTTTTTGGATTATATAATCCTGATACAAAAATATGGAAATGGGCTAATATAATAGCCGGAATTAATAACAATATTATTGAATATATAGATACATTAAGATTAAAAAGTTATATATTTGAAAAGAAAATGGAAGAAAAATCAAATGAAACAAATATGTTCTTTTACCAATTTTTAACTAAAGATTCTATGTATATTCCTAGTGAAAAATATTTAGGATTAATTGTTGATTTATTAATTTATTTAAGTGATGATTTATATTTATTTCAACCTTCAAATTCTTCTAATAATATTCAATTCATTGGGTTATCTAAAATAAATGAACTTTCAACATAAAAGAATGAATCGTTAGATTCATTCTTTTATTTAGAGTCCAAGTTTAAATTATATGTTTTACTAATACGTTTTTTATCCTTACTTGACAAAGTACAAAATTCTTGAGTTTTATCAATTTTCAAAAATAATTCTAATTCTTTTACTGTAATATCTTTTTTATAACTTTGAAGAATAGTAATTAGTTTATCTTCCATATTATTTTTAATAAAAAAATTTGCCAATTGATTAATAAATATAATTTCATCAATTGACTTATTTGGTATAATTTTTAATAAATTATTAACGTTTTTCTTATTGATATTTTTTAAAGATGTTTTATTTAAATCTGAACTAAATTTCATTTTATCAACTGATAATACATAATTTGAACTATATCTATTAATCCAAAATGATGTATTTAAACATGTATAAAATCCATGAATATTTTGTAAATACCAATTTTGGTCTGTATAAATACTGGTTTCTATATTATCTCCCCGTGATATAGAGTCAGATGTTTTGACTAAAGAATAAATTATTTTATCCCAAGATTGTTTAGATTGGGTTAGAATTTTTTTAATATAATGTTCATGAATCATTAAAGGTAATAGTACTTTTTCAGATTCATATAATTTAAATATTGATTCATAATCTAAATAATCATTTAATATTTTTTCAGTAGCTTCATATAAACCAACATCTACATTTTTTTTTCTTGATTTTTCAAAGAATTCCTTCAACATTTCTGGTGAATCAATCTTATTAAAATGATAAGATAATTCTTGTAAAATATTTATTAATCTTCTAATATCAAATTGAGAAAAATTAATTATTTGTTCATAAATTTCATTATCATTTTTAATTATTAAATTTTCTTTAGTTGTAATGTTATCTATTAAAGATGTAATTTCAATAGAAGATGGTGAATAAAATCTAATTTCTTCACAATTCTTTTTTAAATCATTTAATAATTTTGAATGTTGATTATTAGAAATAAAAACTAAAGGAAATGAATTTGTTTTATTATTTTCTTTATAAATTTCCATAATATATTTTTTTTCAGAATTTAATGAAATATTCTCTGTTTCATCAAAAATTAAAGCAATTTTATTATTTTTATTTTTATAATAATTTAGTTTAGAAATGATAGAATTATTTTGATTATAATATTCATTGAAATCATCCATATTTCTAAAATCTTTAATTTCACTAGGATTAATAATTCGAACTATATAACCAGCTTCTTCAAGAATTAATCGTACAGTTAATGTTTTTCCAATCCCATGATTTCCCGAGATGATAATTGCATTATTTTTATTTTTTAGTTTTAATAGCCAATCTTTTATTTTTTTAATTTGTAATTTATGTCCGATAATTTGTTCAAGCGAAGCTGGTCGATATTTATTTACCCATAAAGTATCATCGGGTTCAATTTGTTGACTATTAATTAAATTTTCTTGAGGAAATTTTAATTTATTCATTATTAAACTATCAATTTTTTGTCTAAATAACTTTAAAAAGGTTTAAAAAATAAAAAATATTTAATTTTTCCCTAAAAATTATTTCTAAACTACTGTATATACTATATGGATAACTTTGATTCTAGATATGGCAGAAGCACAAGCAAAACAAACGGATCCGTCGATGCTGAAGTACAAAGACTCCTTCGCAAAGGTGGCAAAGTAACTACAACTGAATTTATGAGATTAAGAGGTTTAGGCAAAGATGAAGAAATTGTTAATAAAATTCAATCTGCTTACCTTGAAAAACAAGGAAATATTACTAAAAAAGCAAGAAAATTTGCTCAACTCATTCGTGAAAAATACTCCGACTCTCAAACTCCTTTTCACTTACTCTTAGAAAAGGCTCACAAATACAAAGTTAAATATGGATTAACTGATGATGAATTTGCTGAATTTCAAAGAATCTATGAACAAGAATTAGTAGGAATTAAAAGTCCTGAAGTAGTTCAACCATTCACTAATGTTCAAAAATTATTAGGTGGTATTACTTTAGATGTAAATGGATTCACCTCTAAACTCTCTGACAGTGATGCTAAATATTTACAAGAAATAGTAAAACTCTATGAAACTTCTAGAGGTTTACATGCTCAAGTATTACTTCAATCCATGCAATACAAAGATCTTGACATTGAAGCCATTATTGGTGGTTATGATAGAAATTTACACAAAGTTGGTGAACACATTCACCCTGTAATTGCTGCTCTCTTCTTACCTAAATTTGATGTTGTCGAAAACTTTTTCTTATTTTCAAATCTTGCTGGTATTGTTAAAAGCAAATACGAAAGAGAAGAATTAAAAACCCTCCCTGATTATGAATTATTCTATGCTTTATCAACTGACCCCAATGATGTAGTATGTGACAATAAATCAACAGTTGCTGATTTATTAACCAGAGCCAGAGTTCAAACTCAACTCTGGAATAATGTATTAGCTTTAAGAAATGGTCAATACTACAACGCTTCTTTCAAAGATTTTGTTGGCTCTGTTGATTCATGCAGATTAAATAAACAAGATACCCCTGATTTAGTCTACGGCCGCTACGATGGTGTAATTATTAAGAGATTATTAGCTGCTTTCTCTTTTAGACCTACAGTTGTTTCTACATTACCTGTTGTACTAAATAATAATGCCCTCAACCCTTACGCCTTAAATGTAAAACCCCAAGTTACATCAGTACCAATGATTAATATGAGACTTCCCCCTACATTAGGTAGTGTTACTGGTGATTCTTCTACTCCTATTAAGTTAACAGATGCTTTACAACAATATCAATTCTTTATTGAAGGTGGACAAATTATACCTAGAAGCACAAATTTAATTTGGTCTCGTGGTGTATTAGTTTTCTATGTTGATCGCAGAGCTACAACAATTACAATCAATGACCAACTCAATCACTTCTCTATGTCTAGATTACCAACACCCATTGCTGGTTTTGAAAAGATTAACCAACGTGAAATTGAAGTTCCAGAATTTTTCCCTGATGTTAGTGGTAACAGTGATGTTTACCAATTAAGGTCAGTTGTATTTTCTGAAGTAAACGCAGATACTACAGGAAATGTATCAAACACAGTAATTGGATCTTCTACATTACTCAGAAAGCCTGGTAATGGCGGTTCTAGTTATTTATGCTATGATCCTTATGGTCCTATTGGTGTATTACCTAACACCCCTGAAAAAGATAAACCTACACCCATTTCACAAGTTTTTCAAACAGATGAAGACAAAGCTTGCAGTTTCAAATATTTAGCCAGCTTCAGAGGCACAGTATTTATCTATTCTACTGATACTAAATGGAATGAAAGAAAAGATTTTCTAGCATAAATTTATTAAATTATAATTAAATATTATAATTTAATATTCAAAATCAGGAAAACCTTGAATATTTGATTCTTGTTTTGTTTCTTGATAATTTAAAACACTAGTTTTATTATCTTTCATATGTATAATATTACTAATAGATGGTAATGTACGACCAAGATTTTTTGTATTAATAGGTAAAGGAGGACCTACTGGTTGAGTTGATATATCTCTCAAATAACCAACGTGTTGATCTGCATTAGTAATTATTGTAGGTAATATTTCTCCAACAACCATACAATTTAATTCTCTAATTTGATCTTTAATATTATATGGTAAATGTCTAGCATATTCAAGATAAAAATATCTCATGACTACTATTAAGTTTTCTTCTTTTTGATTACAAATTAAAAATTGTTTATTTGATTTTTCAAATACTTTTAATATTAATTGTTTATTTATTAATGCAATATTTTCTTTTGAAAAGAATACTGTTTCTAATGTACCTAAATCTTCTTGACTTACTTTAATTTCATTTTTAATTAATTGTTTTCTTAAATCTTTAGCTCTTGGATTTTCTGAAAAATATCCAACTGGAAATTCTTCAAAATCAAATCTTGGTTTACCTTTAGCATTTGAATCAATAAATTTAGGTTTTACATTTGCTAATGGATTTAATGATTTTGGTTTAATAGGTGTTTTTAACATGTTTCCTGATCCAGTTTGGTTTAATATGGAATCTGAAAGATTTATTCCTTCAGGGAATTGATTAAAATCAAATCTTTGATTCATTATAATATAATAGATTATAATTTATTATATTATTTTATTGTTAAGATATATAAGTTTCAATTATAGTTATTTCTTCTGGTCTAATTTGTTCTGAATAAGAAAATAAAGAAGAAGAGAAAACATCTGTTTCAATAAAATTATCTTTTTCATCTTTATATATAATTTTTCTTTTATTTTTATCACTAATACCTATATAAATTACCCATTCATAGTCATCAAATCTTTTTTGACGAATCATTAAACTTCCTTCTACATAATTTGGTTTACTGAAAATATTAAAATTTTGTTTTTCTAATTGAGTAATTGTTTTACCTATTTTATTATTAAATAATTCAGGAAAACATTTTGGAAGAACTGCTAATATATTAGTATTTATATCTAATTCACTTCTAATTTTAATAATTAATTTATTAACATCGTCATCTATTTCATTTGCATTATTTATTGTAAATTTGTCTTTTTCCATGGTAGCTTTTAATGCATTTTTAACTAATTCTCCAAAATTATTTTTTGACATATTTTGTTTATAAATTGTTCCATAAATTTTAAATTGTAATTCATTTGATACATCTTCAATATCTGTATATTTAGAATCAATTGCTAATAAATAACCATAATTTGGTACAAAATATTCTATATTATCAACTTTATAAATCCAACAACTATTTCCTGTATTATCTGTTGGTACATCTTTTATATAAATATTATTTTGTAAATTAAAATTATTAATATAAATTCCACGTTTTTCTAAAATACCACATGCATGAACTAATTGAAATAAAATAGAACGCCATATATTTGGATTATGATAACCTGTTGCAATCATTTTCTTAATAGTTCCATAATCTTGATAAATTTTAGAGTTCCATCTTATAATATTATTATTTGGTGATTCTGTTAATGCTATTAATACTTTTTTACTAGGATTTGTTAAATTAGTTACGTTAAAAGTAACATTTGTAGAATTATAATTTGGCATATTATTTCTTACTGGTATTTTTTTAATAAATTCGCTAATTGCTTCATCTCTATTTGTAATTGGTTTTGTAGGTAAATCTTTAGTAGCATCTTTTAATAGTTGTATCTCATTAACTTTTTCATTATTTATTTCTTGTTTTTTATATTTTTCTTTAGTTTCTTTAATCATATTTACTTTATTAAAACCAGCATCTGATTCATTATCAAAAACATAAAGTAACATATTAATAAAATTTGGTGAAACTTTTTCTTTAATAATTTTATCAATCTCTCTATAATATATAATATCTCTCCATACATCAAAATATTCACATTCTAATGGTTTGTTCATTAAATTTAAAATAGATGCTCCTTCAGACATTTGATAAATTCTTATATTTATTCCAATTGATGTTGGAGTTGCTTTTATGCCACCACTTTCTTTATTATATTTAATTGGATATGCACTTCTATATAATAAAAATCCATATGGTAAATCTTCATAAGGATTTTTTGTTCTTGAATAAGGATTTATATCATAAATTTTAATCCATGATAATAAAGATTGTTTACCTCCTTGAATTGAAAATTCTTCACCATCGTACTTATTTAATATACTATTCCTCAAGAATTTTTTAATTACTTCTCTTTCTTTCAATGTTATAAATGTATAAACTGTTTTATCACTTGGTAATACATCTTCATATATTTGATTAATTACAGAATGATTTCCTAAAGGATCACTTAATGAAATATTATAAATTTTATTAATTGGTTGAGCTGCAACTCTACCATATGGCATCATTTGACTCATAACCATTCCATTTGGATCATATAATGGAATTATTCCAGGTGGAATATCCGGTTGTTCTAAATTTGATTTTGGAATTGAATCATATTTTTTATTTTCATTAAAGTTTTCTGATGGATAAATAATTTTAGGAGGTTCTTCTCTTGGTTTGAAAGCAGGTTTAGGAGTTTCTTTAATTGGTTCAGACCAAGGAGTTTTCTCTGGTTTATATTCAAATTTACGAGGGTTTTGTGTTACTCTATTAATATTTTCATCTTCGTATTCTTTTATTTTTCTAACATTTTCTTCTTTCTTAGGCATATCAGATTTATCTCTTGGTTTATAATTTGGATCATATTTAGGATGACCTGGTTCCCATGGTTTTGGACCATTTGGTTTATAATTTGGATCATATTTAGGATGACCTGGTTCCCATGGTTTCGGTCCATCAGGATTATATGGTTTCTTATCTGGATTATATGGTTTTTTATCTGGATTATATTGTTTTTTATCTGGATTATATGGTTTCTTATCTTCTGGTTTGGGAGGATTATTAATATTTTCTACTTTATTTTCATCATTTGTTTTAAATGATTCTGGTTTATCTAATGGCATTTCAAATTCTTTATTCTCTCCTGAACCAATTTGTCTTGGTTTTGATTTAAATAACATATTATAATTTTCAGAATCTAATGTTATTTTTTCTATTTTTTTTTTATTAAGATATGTATTTGATTCTAATAATTTTACTTCTTCATTATTTTCTTGTTTCTCCTTATTATTTTCTTTATTATTTTCTTTATTATTTTCTTTATTATTTTCTTTATTATTTTCTT